TTTTGAAAAAATTAATAAAATTTTAAAAATTTTTTTTTAATTTAAATAAAAAAAAAAAAAATTAAAAAAAAAAAAATAAAAAAAATAAAATAAAATATAATGAATCATTAGTAAGTTTCTTAAATAAATATGAAAGTTTACAATTTGAATTAAAAAGAATTTTAATGTTTAACATATTAGAGAAAAAAATAGAAGAAAAACAAAATGACTTATTAAAAGATAATTTTGAAGAAATTATACAACAAAATATATTAGATTATAAATATAAACTACTTGAGTATTATGATATTTTGGATAAATTAATTAAGTCATATGAAAAAAACAAATATATTGAAATAGATAATTATACTTTAGACAAGTTTATTATAGAAAATGCATTTAAAGAAATTGATAAAAGCTTCTTTAATTTAGATAATATTTTAAAAGATTTTCAAAGGTATATTCTAGAAGTAAAAAATTTTAAAATTAATATGAAAATTGATTTTAAGGATTATGAAAATTTAATAATTAAATATAAAAAAATAAAATTTCAAAATTTATTTTACCAGTTTAATAATATTGATATTATATTTATTGATGATTTATCATTAAGTAATTTCTTCAAATTTCACATACAAAAGATTGAGAAAAACAAAATTCATTCAAAGATATTTAATATATATAAATCAGATATATATAAAAAACAACAAAATTCTGAAATAAATTTTATTAAAAAATATAATACTTTGATATCTTTTTATGAAGATAATTCTTTTTTAGAAAAAGAAAAAGATAATCAAATACTTATTAATAAAACTAAACAACGTTTTGATTATTTTAAAAAGAGGGATATAATCAAAAAAAATAATTGTTTAATCAACATTAAATATTTATCAAAAGAAGATTTCGAAGATAATTTTAATATTGATAAAAATATATTTAATAATAAATTAAAAATCGAATATATAGATTACATTTTTAATTTACCCGATACATTTTTTAATTTAAATTATAATGATTATAATAAAAATGAAATGCTAATTTCAGATTTTAATAAAATATTTAAAAGTTATAATATCACATTCAAAGATCATATTGATTTCTTAACAAAAATGTCAAAAAAAAATATGACATTGAAAAATATATTGATAAAATTAAGAAAAGAAAAATTATAATAAAAGATATATAAAAAATTTTGAAAAATAAATTTAAAATAATACTGTTATGTTGCACAATGATCAAATTAATTTTGATTATAAAAATAATTAATTAGTACAAATATTATTTAAAGATAAATTAATTTGAAAAAAGTATTAAAATCTATTTTAGATCATCTACTTTTTTATATAAAAGTTCATTGTAGCTAAATTAATATCAATTTTTTTATAATTATTATTTTTTTCTAAAAAATTTGATAGTGCTTTCTTTACATCATTATGTATAACATCATCAATTATCATTAATCCATTCTTTTTTAAAACTTTGTTAGCACCAATAAGATCAATCATTGTACCTTCATAAGAATGGTCACCATCAATGAAAACTAAATCAAATGATTTATTTGTATTTGTAAAAAAATTATTTGAATAATCTTCTATAAATTTATGGATTGTTTTTGGTAAATTTTGTTCTTTTAAAATATTATCAACATTAATTAAACCAAATTTATTCCATTGGATTTTTTGATATGGGTCTATACTAAATAAAGTAGCATCTTTATCTAATGCACATAGAATAAACAAAGTAGAAATTCCTGTTGCAAAACCAATTTCTACAACTTTTTTTGGTTTATATTGTTTTATAATTTTAAATATTTCAATACCTTCATTTAACGATATGTTTGAATTAACTTCTATTAATTCTTTTTTCTCTTCAAAATAATAATATTTATACAATAATAAATCCTTTAAATATTTAGATTTGATTAATTCATCATATTTATTATAATAGCTTTTAAAAGTATTTTTTGTTCTTTCATAATTTGATTTATATATAAAAAATTTATCTTCAAATGATAAATTTTCTACTAAAAATAAATTACTTTTTATAATTTGTCTTTTATTATTAATTCTAAAGTTTCTATCATCTATAAAGATGACTTTTTCTGAATAATTATTTTTATCTAAAAATTCAAACTCTGGAGCAATTGATAATTTAATATTATCAAATATTTCTACAAGAAATGTACTATAATAGTGATTTAAAGAGCCGATAATATATTTTGCTTTACTAGCTAAGATTGTAATATTAGTTCTATTCAGTAATTTTTCATTGATATATATTATTTCTCCAAATTCTTCAATTTTTTTAAAATAACTCTGTAAAGAATCAATATTAGTATCAGTCATAATTATAAAATATAGTGGTAATTCAGAATTTTTTGAAATTGTTTTTAATGCTTCTTCATAATATTTAATAGTATGAATAAAATGATAATTATTAAAATTATAAAATATTCCTTCATAATATTCATTTATTTGTAAATGAATAATACATAAATTTTTATTATTATTTATCCAATTAAATCCAATACTATTAATAAATGTATCATATGATCTATACTTTGTTACATCTTTTAACCAATTTTTTATAATACTAAAATTGCTATTTTTATAACCTCTTATAAATGAATTCATTATTACTTGTTTTTCAGAATAATTAATTAATGGAAATTCATTTGCTATTATATTAAATTCTATTATCATATCATCATTAAAATTCTTTTTTATATAATTTTCAACTTTATTAAAACTAATATGTTTCATTTTAAAATTATAACTATCAATTGATTTATCTAACTCAAAAAATTTTATTTTAATATTATTTAAATTTAATTTTGGAAAATTACTTAAAATCACTTTAAAATTTTCCTTATAAAATATTTCTTGATATTGTTCTGTATACCATAATTCTATATTCTTTTTAGTTTTTTTTTGTAAATCAATTGCACCTACTAATGACATTATTTTATTACATAAATCTCCATAAGGAATAATAATTATAGACATATATAAATTGAAAATATAATATATTTAAATAATTAATATTATTTATAAAATAAAAATGTCTATTATTTTCAAATATGAAGATTGTGATCTAATTAATAAAAATCCACCTATAAATTTTCCTTATCAACTTGATACTTTCCAAAAAAATGCTATTAATTCTATCGAACAAGGTAATAATGTTTTAGCTTGTGCTCATACAGGTGCTGGAAAAACTACAATCGCTGAATATGCTATTGCTCTAGGTTTATCTAAAAATAAAAAAATTATTTATACTAGTCCTATTAAAACCTTATCTAATCAAAAGTACTATGATTTTTCAAAACAATATGATTCTGTTGGTATTTTAACAGGAGATATTAAACAAAATCCTGATGCAAACATAATTATTATGACTACTGAAATTTTAAGAAATATGTTATTTAGAAATAATTGTATTGAAGATTTATTTTGTGTGATTTTTGATGAAGTTCACTATATTAATGATCGTGATAGAGGTCATGTTTGGGAAGAAACGTTAATTATGTTACCTAAAGATATTCAAATTGTAATGTTATCAGCTACAATTAATAATCCGGAAAAATTAGGTAAATGGATAGCTTCAAAAGGAAAACAAGTTGATATGGTAAAAACTAATTTTCGTCCTGTACCATTGAGTCATAATATTTTTTATGAAAAAGAGTTAGAGAGAATAATGGATAATACTAATAATTTTAATTATAACAAATATGTTGAAATAAGTAATGATATGAATAAGTATATAACTAAAGGTAAATTAAGACCAGTAAAAGAGATAAATAGTTTAGTGAGATATATGGAAGACAGATTAATGTTTCCAAGTATATTTTTTTCATATAGTAGAAAGCGTTGTGAAGAGTATGCAAAATTAATTGATATAGATATTATTAGTCATTTAGAAGTTAGAGAAATTAGAAATATAATGGATAAGTATTTAACAGGTATGTTTAAAGATTATCAAAAATTAGGTCAAACACAACAAATTTATAAGTTGTTAATGAAAGGTATTGGTTTTCATCATTCAGGATTAGTCCATCCTTTAAAAGAGCTACAAGAAATACTATTTTCAAAAGGATTAATTAAAATATTATTTGCTACAGAAACATTTGCTGTTGGAGTTAATATGCCTACAAAATGTGTTATTTTTACTGAAACTAAGAAATTTGATTCAAACTGTAATGGTTTTAGAAATTTAAGTACAGCTGAATATTTACAAATGGCGGGTAGAGCTGGAAGAAGAGGTAAAGATAAAGAAGGTACAGTAATATTTCTACCATTAAAAAATATGTTAAAAGCGGATGAATTTAAGACTATGTTAACTGGAAGTGCTGTTTCAATTCAGTCAAAGTTAATTTTAAATACCAAATTTCTATTAAAAGTTGCTCAAACTGATGATTATGATTTAAGTAATTTTTTGGACAAATCATTATTAGGAGATGAGAAGAAAAAAATAGATGCTAATGAGTTTGCTAAATTAGAAATATTAAAAAGTAATTATAATTTATTGAAAGAGAAAAATGATAATTCAGAATATAAAGAAGAAGTCGATAATTTAATTAGTTTAGAAAATAAATACAATAATACAAAAGGTAATAAAAGAAAAAAATTATTAAGAGAAATAGAAAATATTAAAGAAGACAGAAAAATATTAGAGGAATATAAATTTAGAAATAAATTTATAAATGAAGGAAATAATGTATTAAATTTTGAAAGAAAATTAGCTGAAAATGATTTATTATTTGGATTAAATATATCCAAAGAATATTTAATGAATTTAAATTATATTCAAAAAAGTGATAAAAATGTCAAAGATTTAACAAAAGAAGATTTATTAAAAAAAGGTTTTATTGGAGCAGAAATTAATGAATGTGACGAAATTTTATTAACTGAAATTATTGAATCAAGTATTTTAGAAGATTTAAGTTTTGAAGAAATATTTGGTGTTATCGCACTACTAGTTAATGAAAAAAATACTGAAGAATATAACTACGCTAAAGAATTAGATATTAGTTCTAATATGATAAAATCAATCAAACAAATTGAAGATATTAAAGAAAATTTAGATGCTCTAGCTAATAAATTTTATGTTGATTCACCTGATCAATTGAGTTATGATTTTATAGAATCTTGTTATTTATGGGCTAAAGGGAATACAGTTGATGCAATCTACAAAAATTGTGAATTAGATTTATATGAAGGAAATTTTGTTAAGAATATAATTAAGGTATTAAATATATGTAATGAAATCAAATATGTTTGCGAAACATTTGGATATATTAAATTACTAGAAAAATTAGAAAATATGGAAGACAAAATATTACGAGATATTGTAAGTTTTGAATCACTTTATTTATAAAAAAATTGATTATTTAATAATTTTATATAAATTAAATTTATTATATATAAAATGGAAAATAAACAAGAATTTGAATACGTATATTTACCTCCTCCAACACCACCACTTGATTATATAACACATCATGACGAAGAAAGTAATATACAAATAAATAATATATGTCATTATAATAGAGTTATGTTAATAGATTATATATATCAAAATACTAACAATAACTTTATAATTAATTTCTTAGAAAACTTGATCAGTTCAAAAGAAATAATTTATGACTTATTAATGAACATAAAGCCAATTGAATTAGAAATATTATTTAATTACAATAATAAAAATAAACTTACAATTGATCAAAAAATATTTGTAAATAAATTAATGCATATAACTGGTTATCAAAATTTGATAAATTTATTTAAAAGAAATGCTAATCTTATTATTGGTGAATATCATTTAGTTTTAATTAAAAAAATTATTCATAAAATTAATCAAAAATATAATTTTCAAAATAATATAAATTGTGTTAATTTATTTAATTATTTTGTTAATGAATATCTAATAGATCTAAATCAAGATGAAATAAATAGACAAGTATTCTATTTATTATTATAACAAAAACAATATTCATTATTATCTTTAATAATAATTTTTGAATTGATTTAGTATATGTGTCTGCAATAGGATGGACTTGGCCATTTCTATTTAATAAAAATAGTGATTTTGATATACAAATAATATCATATAAAAATGATATTATAGAATTAACAATTCCTATTGAAAATATTAAAAAAACTCCTATTTCAGTTGCATATCATGGTGGAATTATATTTGATACGTATTTGAATTTTGTATAAATATTAGACTTTTTTTATAAATTTAATTTCTAAAATTTTGTTTATTTCATCAATCCATTGAAATGATTTATCAAAACCTAAAAAACAATTATACTTTTGTGCTTGTAAATACATTCTTTCTGTTATTTTTTTATTATCAAATCTCAATTGATCTATACTCATTTTGGAATATTCGTTATTAATTTTAGTAATATATTTAATAACGGTACTCATATTTGTACTAGATATCAAAAAACTAGAATTCCTTATCTTTTCTACCATTAGATTTTCATTTATAAATGGTCTAACACAATTATTAGGTTTAATTATATTAGATTTTTGATATATAAAATTACTTTTGAAAAAAGTTAAAATATCATTTATATTTCCTATTATTTTATTTTCTATTTGTAATGGACATGTTGAATTAATATCTTTCAAAACTTTGATCATATTATCATAATTATTAGTATAATATAAATCAATTCTAATTTTACAAGAAAATACATATTTTTTTAGAAGTTCTTTTATTGCTTTTATTCGATGTTGACCGTCTAAAATATAAAAATTATTTTTATATAATGCTATACAAATTGTATTATTCAATATTAAATTATTATTATCATTAATTTCTTTTTCATAAGATTTATAAATATTCTTCCAATGATCAATATTCAAATCTCTATTTAATGACCATTTTTTACAAATTTTTATAAATTCTATATCAATAATATAAGATTTAAATTTACTATTTGTCATGTACGGATTTGAAAAATAATTTATTAAAATATTTTTCGTAAAATCTTCTTTATAATCATTTAAATCTAAATTATTATTTATTTCAAAATTACTTTCTAAATTATTAGATTTATTTTCATCTATTTCATTATTTTCTAAAGTTATTGAATCATTTTCATCTATTATTTCATTAAGTATAACAGATCTTTGTAGAATATCTTCATTACTTTCTAAATTATTAGAATTATTTTCTAAAGTTATTGAATCATTTTCATCTATTATTTCATTATTTATAACAGATCTTTGTAGAATATCTTCATTACTTTCTAATTTCTTTTTTTTAAAGTATTTAATTATATTCATTATTTAATAATTTTATTATTATATATATTCTTAAGTATAATTTATTAAATAATTGAACAAAAGTAATATTCATTATTATCTTTAATAATAATTTTAGAATCAGTATTTATAAAATAGGAACCATCAATATTATTGATTTTATATAAGTTAGTATCTATTTTTTGTATAAAAAGTTTATTAAATTGGTTATTAAAAATACATAATACATTCTTATTTTTAATATCTTGATCATATTTAATAATTAGTTCTTTTAATTTAGTAAAATCATTATCAGTAATTATTAGATCTGATTTATTATCATTAATATCATCATGTAAAATAGTAAAAGTAATTAAATTATTTTTCTGAATTGTTTTTACTGATTTATCATTAAAGTAAATACTATCAATAATAATTTCTTTTGAAAAATTTGGTGAATGTACTAAGTACTTTTGATTAATTGTTATATCATCAAATGTTAATCCAGTATAGATCTTTTTTAAATTAGGAATACTCAGTTTATCGCAAATTTGAATTTTTATATTATTACACATATCATTTACATTACATAAATTAAATAACTTTAAAAGTTTATTATAATTTGAATTATCAATATTATTAATTTCAATTACAGAAACTTTTTTTTCTAAATAATCACTTATAAACTTTATTAAAAATGTTTTATTATTTTTTTTATATAAATCATTCTTACAAAATATAATTTTATATTCATAATCATAAAATTTTAACAAATCTAAATAAAACTTTATATTATTAATATCTATTTCTAATGGATTTAATACTAATAATATTAGATCAGGTAAGTACTTATTTATTCCTCTTAATAAAGTTTTTCTATACTTTATATTACCA